AGAAGATATACCTACGCCATTGATAGTACCTGCAAATGTAATATTTCCTGAACTGTTAATAGTAAGGTCAGTAGTTCCTGTCCTTCCAATTCTTAAATCATCTTGATTTACATCAATTCTATAAAATTGATAAGTACCATCATGGTCTGCTGCTAAATCTAATCTAATTTCACCACCTTCATCACTTCCAGTAGCCCCACCACTAATTTCTATAATTGCATTGTTATTATCTTCTGTTCCAATAGTTAAATTACCTGAACTTGTTATACTTGTAAGAGTTCCAACACTTGTAATATTAGGTTGTGCTGCTGTGCCGAGTGTTCCTGTTATAGCTCCTGAAACATTAAGTGTAGAAGCCATATCTACAGCACCATCAATATCTACTACGTCTAGGTTAGTAGTTCCATCTACGTCTATATCGCCTGAGATGTCTAGTGTAGCTGCATCTAACTCACCAGATATTGTTAAGTTTCTAATACCTGTATAATCTTTGTTAGAATCTAGTATAACTGCTTTAGAAGCTACTGCTGTACCAACAGCTGTAGAACCTATGTCAAGAGCATTAAGCTCTCCGACTACTGCAGTAATACCATCTAATACATTTAACTCTTCGGGTGTAGAAGTAATTTGTGTAGCTGAAGCTGCTGCTAAAACTGGTAATGTTCCAGATACATTAGGTAAACTAATTGTTCTGTCACCAGTAGCATCAATAGATGTTAAAGTTGTTTCGTGTGCATCAGCTGTAGAACCTTCAAAGATTACAGCATTGTTAGCATCCATAGTAACACTATTAACTGTACTAAATGTACCACTTACTGATATGTTAGGTACGCTTAATGTTCCTGTACTTGGATTGTATTTTAAATCACCATCTGATTCTAAACCTAAGTTACCACCGTCTAAGTCTCCACCGGCTGTAAAGATAAGTGCGTTATTTTCGTTTGTGTTTTCGTTATCTGTAATAGTAACTGTTGTAGCTATTGCTGCTGTACCTGTTGTATCTTGGTTAAGTGTTCCTACTGTAAAGTCTAATGTATTATCTGAATCATCATATGTTACTGTAATACCACTTTCAGTATTACTTGTTACCATAGCACCTACAGTATCACTAATTGTTTCTGCTAAAGTTACACCACCAATAGTAATTGCATCGGCTTCTAAAGTACCATCTATATCTGCATCACCACTTATATCTAAAGTAGCAGCGTCTAATTCACCACTAATAGTAATATTTCTACCACCAGTAATGTCTTTGTTTGAATCTGTTATAATAGCTTTACTTGCTATTACTGTTCCGTTTGTTATTCCATCTATAAGATTAATATCTGTTGCACTAGCTGTTACACCGTCAAGAATATTAAGTTCTGCTGCTGTGCTTGTAACACCATCAAGGATATTAAGTTCAGCTGCAGTTGAAGTTACACCATCTAATATATTTAGTTCAGCAGCAGTTGAGGTAACTCCATCAAGAATATTAAGCTCGGCTGCTGTAGATGTAACACCGTCCATGATGTTAAGCTCTGCAGCTGTTGCAGTTATTGCAGTGCCATTAAAGTCTATTGCATCTAAGTAAGCTACACCATCAATATAAATATCTTTCCACTGTTGTGAAGAACTACCTAAATCATATGTATTATCATCATCAGGAATAATGTTAGAGTCTACGTCAGCACCAAATACAACATTGTCAGTAGCTGCATCACCCATAGTAATTGTACCACCGTTAAAAGTTGTAGTACCTGTAACTGTTAGATTACCGCCTATACCTAAGTTACCAGATATATCAGCGTTACCATTCATGTCTATTGTAGTTGCTGCTATTTGTATTTCTGTATCAGCTACTAAATCTAATTGACCGTCAGCACTAGAGTTAATATATATAGCTGTATCTCTAAACTGTATTTTTTCTGTTGTAGCAATTAATAAATCATCTGAAAATTCAAAATAATCTTCATCTTCTTTCCAAGTTAAAACACCATCGTTTGTTGTGGCGTTAAATGTAATAGTAATATCGTTATTAGTGTTAGTACCAAATACTAAAGAATTACTAAATAAATTAGAAATTGGACCACCATCACCAGTTGTAGAACCATCATGGGTATGTCCTGTGCTTACATTAAATGCGTTTACTAATTGGTTAAATTCATTATTAAATAGTGCAGCAGTAATTGTATCTCCATCACTGAATGAACTTTGTCTTACGTAAGTAGCCATTTATATATATCTCCTATTGTCTTCCTGATGGTCTATAATTTACATATAGTCCGTTAATTGAATATGGTGCTTTAGAATCGTTACTAAAGACTTTAAAAAAATTACTATGTCCACTACCTGTTAAAATTTGTCTTACTAAAGGCTGTTCCGTTGCTCCAAACTTTTGAGTTGCAAATAATGCTGTTCCAAAAATAGCCGGTTGTGGTATTTCACTTAGAACTATGTCAGCAGGTTGTGGGGTATCTAAACTGTCATAATCAAATCTAACTCTAAGTGAAGGTTGGCAGTCTCCTTCTGGAGTAAAAGCAATCTTAACGTAGTCTAAAGTTTTTAGAGTTCCTAAGTCACCATAATCGTAATCAGGTGATTGATATTCTGCTTCAATGTCTGTACCATTAAAACTATTACCTGTATTATGATTGTATATTTTACCGTCTCTGTCTCCGTGATATACTTTTTCTACTCCTGAACTAGTAAATCCTGATGTAATAGCCGGTGCTGATATTCCTAATGTTTCTGACCATTCAAATCCATTACTTCTTAATGTTCCTATAACACCTTTTGAAACAAACTGACTGTCTGTTACTCTACTATAAAACATTCTATATTGTGATTTATTTCTTAATACAACACTGCTAAATTGTAAACTATCAGCGTTAGTAGCAATATCATTTATTATTGGTTGTATAGCTTGACTAATAGTTCCTAACTCAACGTCACCAATTCTTGATGTACCAGCAACTGTTCTAAATCCATCTGGTGCTAAGAATATTAAGTCACCAGCAATCTCTTGAATTGTTTTACCATCTAAACAACCTACGTTTTTAGTAACAGGTACAACTGCTACAGAATTAGAATCATTTATATTTTGCAACTTAAATATTGAGTTTTGACAAAATATAAATAGTTCATTACGGAAACTTTTTAATCCTACTACTTTATCTTCTAAAGTAACACTACCTGCACCAGAACCACTAAAGCTATCTATGTCATTAGTACTACTATAATAAATTGTGTTAGGTGTGCTAGGGTCTCCAGCCACTACTAAATGCTGGTCATGTATTGTACAAAACTTAGCTTTAGTAGAACCACTGATAGTTATTTGACTTGCAAAAAAAGTTCTAGCAGTAATGTCTGTACTTGTTCCAGTCATTTTAAATAAGAAAGGTTTATTGTTACCACTCTTATCTGTTATAATTACTTCACCAAAATCAGAAGCACCTTCAAAAATAGCAAACTCACATTGGTCTAAGCTTGTTAAAGATAGTTCACTTCTACCTGTGAATGTAGAATAATTATCTCCACTACCTGAAACACTATCTTTATTTAATTGTAACCAAGCACTTTCTCCGTCTTTACTAAAAAATATATCATTACCTGCTACGGCTATTACACCATCTGCATAAACTAATAAACCTTCTATATCTTCTGAAGAATTAGGTAATGTATCTCCAAACAAAGTAAAACCATTTATTCTTCTATAAGTACCTTCATCAGATACTTCAAAGTTTCTTAACTTAGTAGCAACTCCCGGTGTCTTTAACAAGGCTGAAGAGTTAGTAGATTTATTTAAGCCACCAACTAAAGCTACTGAAAATGGTTGTCCTGTTGCCATTTAGAAATAAGTCCTGTCGTCTGTCATATATTTTGGAGTAGGATTAATTAAATTAGATTTCATAATCCTCATATTTTTTTTGTATTCGTCAAGAGCAAAAGCTGCTTGTTGAATATTTTCTTTAAATTGATGCACGTAATATCTTGTCCGTGCTGTTATAACATTGCTATACTGTTCTGGTAAAACAATAGTATCGCCATGTGCTGATAAAGATGTAGGCTTTGTAAAAGCATAAAAATGTACGTTATATACTTTATCAGGTATTGGACTTAATCCGAATTTTCTATGGTCTGGACTTTTAATAACATATACAGGTTCTCCGTGAGAAGCGTCTGAACCTTCTGCATCATCAGAGTTTTCACCGTCTCTATAGTATCTTTTCCAATCTGCTAATGTTAAAAAGTTTAAACCTTTAGAAACAAAAGGAGTAGTTTCTCCACTTACATTTATTGTTGTTAAATAAAAATCATCCCAGTCTACTGAAGAATAATCAGTTGTTATACTAGAACTATCTGCTTTGAGAGTATACCATCTAGTTCCTGCTACTGAAGCAACAGTTACATTACCATAAAAAGGGTCTGTTCCTCCACTAGCTCCTGCTGAGAAAAAAGGTAGTTGTGGTTCTTCATTAGCTATGTCAAATATAGATTTATTAATTGCATCTTTTATAAATGCTTGTATGCCTGTAGCACTATCAAAATTTACAGAAGTTAAAACAACTTCATTGAGTTCTCTTAACACTTCATTTGTTAAACCTAAATATGTTGTAGCCATTACTTTTTACCTTTAGCTTTTAATTTTGCTTTTTTACTTAAATCTTTAAAATGAACAAGTTTAACGCTTGTTTTAGTATGAGATTTATTTGTATGTAAACTACCATTAGGCATTTTATGAGTATTGCCTTTCCATTCAGTTCCATCTTTTTTGTAATGTGGTACGCCTTTCATAATTAATTAGGCATAGCTTTAGGCATATCACCAGATTTATATTCAGGTTGAGCTTTACCACCTTTGTTATACATCATACGACCGCCTTTCATCATTTTCTTTTTAGCCATACCACCGTATGTCATTTTCATTTTCTTTTTCTTATCTTCGCCATACATCATATTATTCTCCTTTTTTTAAAATAGGTGGAGGAATAATTAAACCCCTCCGTTTTGGTATCAGTTAATACCGTAGACTTAATTACTAACCAGCTTGTGTGGTTGTGATTCCGTCTTGAACTTTACACTGTCCGTTAAGATACCAGTTAGTGCCATCAGACCATACATGGACAAAATCTCCATGAACAGCTTTGTTAGCAACAAATGAAATAGTATCTGCGTCTGTAACCGTAGCTACTGAACCTGCTGCATCTTCCGGAGAAGATACGTTACCTACAATAATATTAGCACTAGATGCTGTTACTACTGTGTGTGTTCCTGTAGGTTCTGTTGCTCCAACATAAAACCAATACTCTAATCCTGCTGCTGGAGTAGGAAGAGTTTGTATTTTAGCTGCTGCTACGTTTAAAACATAACGAGTGCCTGATTCTGCTGCTGTAATTGTATTAGCTGCAGTTATCGCTTCTGTATCTGAAGGTTTCTGAACTTTAGTAGCTAACTCACGAACATCATTTGTTCTTGCTGAGTTACGTCCAGTATCTCTTATATTTACAATTGCCATTTTATTTACCTCTCGTAAAATTTATGTTTAAAAAGTGAAGGAGTCCGAAGACTCCCTCGCACTTACTATTTAGTCAATACCGTAGAATGCACTTACTAAAGCTTCATCTCTAAGTACTTTCGCACCATAGACATGTAAGCCTCTAACTATGTCACCAAACGATGTTGGGTCTCTCAATACTTCTGTTGAAAGAATAGTGTTAGCAGTTGCAGTTGAAGACATGTGACCAGCCAAAACTTTACCAGCAGCATTAGATGGTGCAGCAATGTTATTTGACTTATACATGTTAAATCCACGTAATTTTCCACTTGATACTAGTCCGTTTCTAATAGAACCTTGTCCACCGTTATAGTCGACAGATAGTAATTTAGAACTAGATTGTCCTAGAACTTCATAGAAATCAGGACCTGCAACAAACCATCTACCTTCTTCAGGTACATTTTGTTCGTCTAATAGTCTTGCCATTCTACCCATGATATCTATTGGGTCATGTTCGTTAGAATCAAAACCGATATCTAAGTTACCTGTTCCATCAAAAGTTCCTGCTGCTAAATCAGTAGCATTGTCAGAACCTAAAATGTGATTAGGTGATGAAGCTGAACAACCAGCAAACATAACTGCTAATACAGCAGCGTCATATGAATCTTTCAATGCATAAGCAGCTGATGAAGAAGCAACCTCTTTGAAGTTGACATGTGACATATTAGTTTCAATATCATCTACGATGAATTTGAAAGCTTTAGCACTATCAACAACCAAAGTGATTTCTTGGTCTGTTAGTCTAGTTTCAGTTGTGTCGCTATTTCTTGTGTAATCTGACACTGAAATAACTGGTTCTTTGATAATCTTTACTGAGTCTCCGAAAGAGGATATCTCACCGGCATAGTCGGTGTTTGTGATAGCTTCTACTACTGAGGCTTTTCTAAAGAAGTTTAAAACCTTTTTAGAGTAAACCGAAGGTAGGAAGAAACTATTTGTTTGTCCACTTACAGAGTTTGCAAAGTTAGCATTTGTATCCGTTGAGGGTTCAAAAAATTGAGCCATGATACTTTCTCCTTTAAGTTAATATAGTTTAATCTGATATAAGCCCGTTCTGCATAGCATCTGATATTGCAACTTCATGCTTATCAAACTCTGCTACAGACATAGCTTCTATCTCCTTTAATGACCAGACTTTCTGTTGGTTTGGTTCTATACTTTGTGTTTTAGTAGAGACCATATCTGCAGCAGATTGTCTTGTCGGTTTTTTAGAAGATGACTTAGTGTTGATAGGTTCTATACCAAAATCTTTTTTAAACAAGTCTAAAGCACGTGAAGCTAAATCGGCATCGTCAGCGTTTGAGTATATCCAATCTTGAATAGACTTAGGCTGTTCTTTTGCCCATCCATGAAAGTCGTCACTGTTTCTGATATCTTCAAAATCAGGATGTCTTTCATTTAACCTTTTTTCTGCACTTTGTCTTACTAACTGATTCTCGCGTTCTTGGAGTTTACTAAGGCGTTCTTCTAGAACTTTTGCTTTAGTCTCAGATTGCATATGAGCAACAGTTTCTACGACTTCGTACACATCAGGATAGTTATTTTTAAACTCTTCTAGTTCTTCTTCAGATTTAGGAGCTTTATAGTCAGTTCTATTTTTAGTAGCTTCTTCTATTAACTCTTGTTCTCTAGATTTAAACTCATTAAGTTTACTATCATAATGTTTTTTTAAATCATCATATCTTTTTTTGTAGTCTGGTTTTTTATAAGGAGTATCCTTAGTAGTTTCCAGTTCTTCAACATTAACACTTCCTTCAGCTTTAACTTCAGTTATGTCATTACTTTTAAAAAGTTTATTCTTTTCAGAAGGCTCTTCAAAGTATAAGTTATTTGATGATTCAAAAGGTACATCTTCTGTGTGCCAATCCTTTTTTTGATTATAAGGGTTTGGTACTTCTTCTTTCTTGACTGTATTAGTCATCTTCTATTCTCCTAATTGGGGCTTTGTTTACAAGGTAGCTCTATGTCGACTAGAGGGCTTGTATTGTAAAGGTAGCCTTTCGGTTATTATTTTAATAAAGTGCCTGATATTTCAGGGTAGCTTTATCTTACATTTGGATTTAATCTAGGATTAACTTTACGCATATCATCAGAAACATCAGATTCTTCATCTGTTATTTCTTCTTCTAGCCTACTCATTCCTCCTATAGCAAATCCTTGTCTTTTATCTGCAGCAGCTTCAGCTTCTTTCATCATAGACATTAAGGTGTCTTCTCCGATTTCTTTTACAGCTTTTGTAGTAAAAACAAATTCTCCATCCGATAACCTTGCAGGTATCGAATCAGAGACTCCTGAACCCGGTCCTTCAACAGGACCAGACCCAGCAAATTCTTGAGCAACATCTAATACTTTATCAAAAAGCATAGATAGGTTCTCATCTTGTTCTAGTTTTGACATTAGCATATCTTCTTCTTCTTCAGATAATGCTTCGTCAATTATAAAATCTAAATACTTATCTTCCATTTCTTCATCAGGCATCATTTCAGGTTTTTCCATTGCCATCATCATTTGGTCATCTATAGACCCGCCTTCTTGAGCTAACATACGTTCAACAACTTCAGGAGCTTCTTTAGCTAAAGCTTCTAATCCTTTATTAGGAAGTTTAACTTCTTCTCCATCTTTATATTTAATTCTAACTTTGTTGTCGTCTTCTAACATTTTACTTGTCCTTTGCTTTACCTATGTTAATAGCAAACCAATCAATAATCTTATAAGCTTTGCTTACTAAGTTATCATCAACTGGTGTTGGTGTTAGAGCAGCTATCATTGAACATATTGAAATTATCCAAGGCACTACTCCTATTATTTTTAAAATTGTATCTAATAAATCTAACATATTATTCTCCTTCTTTACGTGTTATTGCTTCTTTAACCTGCTGGTCCAGCTGCTCCAACCTGACCAGAGAATTCACTTTCCCCTGCAACCGGTACATTTCCTGTTCCGATGTTGCCACCACCAGTGCCTGTAGCTCCAAGTTCTTGAGGTTGTTCAGGTGTTCCTTGAATGCCTCCCATTGTGGGCTGTTGACCAGCGGATTCAGCTTCTTCGCTATTTGTTTGTCCAGCATTTTGCATTCCTATTATTTGAGCCATTACAGTAGCTTCTTCAGGGTCATTGAGTATTTCATCAGGGTCTAAATCTAAGCTGTAGGCTAGTTCACTAACGAGTTTAGAAATCTTAACAAACGGAGCAATAGCAGGACTTTGTGCAGTTTGTAAGATCTCCCTTTCT